ATGGACAAAGATGATTGGCTCAGATTGGTTGAAAAACTAATTGATAACGGGCCAGCTTACATCACAGCTCTAACTGGTGCATATGCTACATATCACATTTGGAGCAAAGAAAAAAAGCGAAAACCTAGACCTCGCAAGTTTAAGTAATCGCCTTGGGAATAGGGGAGCTACCACTCCCCTCACTCCCTATTATACCATAAAATAGGAACAATAACATGGAAATTTTAATCATAAATATACTGATCGTTTTATTGAGTTATTTTTATTTAAGAGGGCAAAAAGATGAGAAAGCAAATAGAAAAAGTATTAAGAAGCAAAAAAAGCACAAGCGCAATCGCTAAAGGAGCAGATTTACCTTGGACAACAGTCTCAGACCTTAGAAGTGGAAAAACGAATTTGGACAAAATGTCTTTATTGACAGCAGAAAAATTACAAAACTATGCGAAGGAGCTAGAAATGGAAAACGCAAAACAACTACTTGAAGAAATTAAAAATAACGATGTAGCGTACGCTATTGTGAATGAGGATGGAGCAGTTTATTGCAACTGTAAAACAAGTAATATCATGGATATTTACGGCCATGATGGCGAAGATGGCCATTTCTACGGTGTTTACGGTGACGCAGTTGGTGGGCAGCTTGATAGTCGTAACGTATCTGATGATGTCATTTTGAAAGCTATTAAACTAATGCTAGGTTTGGGTGAGCCTGTAAAACGTTCAGAATTGTCTATGGGATCAGATTTCAAACAGACATTTGTAGATGGATATTTTGATGTGGTTGAATTGATGAAACAGTCTGGTCTTCTGCAGGATCAAGAAGAAAATGAGAAAGTCAAGGAATGGATTGAGTCTCACAAAGACGTTGTAGGTTTAACAGCTAAACATCCAACATTTGGAACGGGTAAAGTAACAGAAATCAAAGACGGCACAATCACTATTGATTTTGAAGATTATGGAAGCAAATCTCTAGCTCTCAATGCTGTTGTTGAAAGTAACTTATTAGAGTTCTAAAATAATTTATAATGGGTAAAGCAGTGATTTCGGTCACTGCTTTTTCTATTTTGAACAAACAAAAAAACCGCAGGCACTAGCCTGCGGTTAGTTTAAGAAGAAAAATAGAATCTCCTTTCTTTATTTAAAATTTATTTTGTGGTGATAAGTCCATCAGGTAATACATCAAATGCTGGTTTGTCTGAACGACTACCATCTTCGTTGACATAGTACCAGCCTCCTTCGACTTTAACAAGTTCTTTTGAAGACATTTCGCCGTTTTCTTCTTTGAGATGGTATAGTTTGTCCTTGTATTGAACCCAGCCAGTGACCATTGCTCCTGAAGCATCAAGATAGTACCATTTACCATTCACAAGAACCCAACCAACGGCCATTGCGCCGTTTTCTTTGAGATAGTACCATTTTCCATCATCCTTCAACCATCGAGAAGCTATTGAATAACCTCTCTCATTGAAGTAGTACCAGGTACCATCGATCTTTTCCCATTCTTCTTTTGGATAAGAGCCGTCAGGGTATTCATACCACCATCCGGTATCATTTTTTTTCCATTTGGGTTTAGCTTCTTCATCATCTAGTAAAACAATGTTCTTGTCGTACGGATTTGAAGAGTATTGCCACCAACGGATTCCGTCCATACTTGGGAAATATTCAAAGTCAGCGTTACCATCGTTTAAACCATACCCGGCAATCCAAAGGCTGTTTGGGAATTTCGCAAGAATCTGCTCATAATAAATATTATTAAGCGTGAATGGCTTGTAGCTGTAATAGATTGGCTCGTAGCCATTTTCTTTGAGGATTTCCATGAAGCGAATACAAGCATCTGTATTTGATTGTTTATCTCCGCTAGCGTGATCTTCGTAGTCAAGACACAAGTATTTTACTTTTTGGGGCACATTATCAAGGAAGTAGCGTGCCTCTCGCTCAGCTTCTTCACTATCTCCGCCAAAACGGGCAAAGTGATAGAATCCGATAGGGTTTGACTGCTCTACTTGAGCAGACAAGCACGGATTTAGGTAGCTTGTACTTTCTGACACTTTGATAATCGTGTTAGTTGTTCCCATCTGCTCCAATAGCCATGTAATATCGTATCCATTGTGGCTGGATACGTCGATGAATAAGTCATTCTTCTTCATTGTTCTCTCCTAGTCTTCGCTTGGCTCGTAGTATTCGAGCGCTCTTTTGCTATCAGAAATTCCTGCTGTGGTTGGGTCTGGAATGATATTCAAGATGTTTACAACCGTCAAACCTACAAGATAAGGGTTCGCAAAGAATTTGCCAAGCAAGTCTAAAATGACTCCCCAGCTAACCAAATCTTCCAGTTTGAGATTGAAATATGCGAGAATTGGCAAAGCTAGTGCGAATGCCACTCGCAATAAGAATGTTTTATTTTTTAAGTTAAATCGTACTTTCCAGTTAATCATGTGTTATTCTCCTTTGTTTTTATCTTCGTCTTTTTCAAGCAAGCGCTGAAACGCTTTTAAAATCGGCTGAAAAAGAGTGACATTTCCTTTTAGTTTGCGGTAATTTTCAATGAGGGATTGAAAAGTAAATACGATGTATCCGAGGTAAATTGAATACAAGAATGCAAAGCCTGATTTTTCAGGCAAGAGTACAGACATCGGAATGAGGATCATCAGCAAGAGGACTCCTAAAATTTTGCGAAGAAGTCCATTAATGCCGATTTTGCTCTTATACTCGATGTCGGGATTGGCAATAGCTGCAATCGTTCCAGTTAAGAAATCAATAATTTCCATTGAAACAATCAAAGTCAGAGCGTACAAGACTAGACCATCTTCAGTCTGGACTACGCTTCTTAAAAAGTTGAAAAATTCGATTTGCATACAACCTCCTTCTAATCGATACGTGGCATGACCACAGTAAGCACACCTTGCTGCAGCATATCAGATAGCAACTGCTCTTTCCAAGTGTAGCCCTCTGTGGCCTGCATCTGGAACTTGAAAATGGTCAGCGTGCCCTTTGGCCATTTCGGATTAGTGTCAAACGGATAAGGCATGGCAATGATGTCTCCGTTGTTGTAACGTTTGTCCTTAGCAAGCGGTTTGATGAAATTTGCTACCTTTACATAGGCAAAGGTCGGCATGCCACCATTTTGAGATACTACCACGGCACTCAAGACCTCAGTGATAGCTGACACCATGTCGAGGTTTTCCTTATTCTCTACTGTCGCTTGCTCTACCTTAGTTGCCATTTCTTTATTTTGCTTGAGCTGCGCCTCTACCTGGTTGAATTTCTCCTTTTCGGCACGCAAAGGAAAGTTTTCCTGGTAAAGAGCCTCAAGAGCTAACTCAAAAAGTTCAGTATTGGACAAGCTGATTTTGTCAGCTGGTAAGAAAATTGGCACGATAGCACTGTCTGCATTGACTAGCGTGACCTTGGTAGCTGATGCTGTTCCGCTCGCATCAAATTCTTGTGATTTTGAACCGTATTCTAATTTCATGCTTTCTCCTTTTTAAATTTTGAAAGATACGTTGTCTAGGTTTAACCATTTTTCGTCAATGTTTCCCTTTACGACTACGTTACCGCTCGGATAGATCCCGACAACGGCAGGGCCATAGTCATTGTTTAAAGCGGTTTTGAATAGCGTTGTGGATGGTCTGAAATTTTCAGGCAAAGTAAAGATAATTGACTCACGGGTAGTCTTTCCGCCTTTACAAGTACCTTTTAAATAAACAATGCCGTCAAATGTTTTTGAAAATTGAACATTCCCATAGTCCCTATGATGGCTCCACCCATTTTGTAAATTGGCATTTTGCCAAGTTGTCCCTTGAGTGTGTTTTTGAATATCATCTTTTGTAGCAAGATACTTCCAAGGATTCCATGTTCCATTAGTTTTAGATCTAACAGCTGCTATTTGACCATGAAAATCATAGGCAACTTGCACTACCCAGTTGTCATTGTGCTTAAAGACCTGCACATGTTTCCAGCCGTTCCCACCTTGAGGAGAATTTGATAGATTATAACCCATATAAAACCCAGTATTGATGTAGTTATTCCAATCAATCTCAGCGTTCAAGGAGTATCCTCCATTTTGTGTCAGCTGATGTTGCTGGATAGGTCTATCATTCGCATAGATGTCACCCTTAACATCAAGCGCTCCACGCTCCCTGATTTTGTTGATCCCAACTCCTGAACGATCGTAAGACAAGACTACGCTTTCTGTGGCAACGTTGACCATGAAATCAGACCGTGTGAACTTGTCCTCTAACGTGCCTATGACAACCCATGACTGATTAGCTAGATAATTGCCAGCTAGGTTAGCCTGAGAGTTGACTAGGTTTGAGATACTTGTCCAGGATCCAGTGGCTGGTCCTGTGTCTACTTGAAAGTTAGTAGTCCAAAGCCTTGCAACCTTGAATGTCAGGGTCATTGTATTTTTTTGACTACCTGAGACAGCCAAAGGCGCTATCTTGGCATTTCGTGTAACTGTTAATGTGCTAGAGGTTGAGCCCGTTCTTGCTATGCTAAAGCTAAGAGCAGGAGCAAAGTACTCAAGCACGGTTACAGATACCTCTCTAGTATCAGACCATCTACCACGGCTATCAGAGACGCTTGCTCTGATTTTGATGGTGCCGTTATAGTTCATAATGCCCAGACTGCCACCGTTTGAACTCGTGGACTGGTTTTTGCCGACGATTTCGGCATAGTATCCAGTGATGGATGAGCCATAGGAGCCGACCGCACCATTAAACGCTACTTTTATGTTAGAGATTACCTGGATGAACGTATCAGCTTTAGGGATAAGGTTCTGAGCAGCACCATTCAAGTCTGACAAGGAAACTCCTGTAAATGTGGGTTTTACATTTGCTGGCACGCTTGCCGTGAATGTGGTTGACTGTGTGCCTGTCTTGGTAGAGCCTGAATAGGTATCTACATAGATAGTCCCTGTACCGCTTGCTGAGTTCGGGATGTCGTTTGCAAAGTCAAGAGGGATCGTCCACGTTGTAGATGTATCTACATTCGTTGCAATCGTTCCTGACTTGCCAGCCCATGCATAGCGCACTGTATGCTTAAAACTTGAGCTTTGACGATTGATGTTGATCGTAACCGAACTACCAATAACACCAGCGCTCACGCTTACAGAGCTAGAGCGTGGGATAGTCGTCAGGCTAAGGCTTGCTGATACTGTGATAGTACCATGCAGGCCATTATTCGGATTGAACGTGCATGATATAGGTAAGGTCTTAGTCCCATCCGCATTGTGGCTGATTGTACTTGAGCCACTAGCAAGAGTGTACTCCTCACCTGAGGTCTCCCACGTCGGGTAGCTGTAATGCACGTTTTGACCATCCAGATTAAGAGACAGCGTACTATCTCCTTGATGGTTATGAGTATAGTAGGCGCCTGTACGGCTAACTGTCATCCGCCAGTTGACGGTTGAGGTGTTATCCGTGATACTCTGAGATCCTTGGTCTACATACAGATTAAGATATAAACTCCCACTTGAATTACTAAACTTTGCCATTTTGCTCCTTTCTATCCAACGTAGCGGATGACATTCATGTCAGGGTTAATGTGATACTGCTCTTCTCTAAAACGTCCTATCTGAATAGTCTTAGAGAAAATCCCGTTCTCAATGTGGATTACGCCTTGAGAAATATACATAACCTCTACACCAGCGCTAAACATTGAAATTCGTCCGTTTGGATTGAACATCATGCTAGAGCTACCATCATTCTTACCAATTACAAGGCCCTCATTACTAGAGCTCATATAAGTATCAATGAAATTCCAACGGTCAGACAATTCTCCCAAATCTTTGGCAATGTTAGAAACACGCTGACTAGCTGAAATCAAATCTTTCTCAGCTTGTGCTCTTGCGGTTTCGTTAGACTGGACAAAGTCCTTATAAGCTTTTATCCAGTTATTAAGCGTGTCAGCGCTAGCCTTAGCCTCAAGTTCAGCCTGGATAATTCCAGCTTTCTCATTGAGCGCATTGAGTTGCTCCTGAGTTAGTGCTTGGTCAGCTTTAGAGTTGATAGTCTCTTGCACGTCTTCATCTGACAATCTAAAATCAGTCATTACATTGCCAATTTCAAGCTGAACATCTGTAACATACAGATTGACAATTTTGTCATATCCAACATAGAGCATGACTGTTATTGAGTCAAAAGGTATATTGTGTTTTGCCGAAAGTGAAAAACGTTGGTACTTGTCAGTGATTTTAGAAGCAGGGATGTCAACCCAAGACTGTCTAGCAATGACCCCATCTTTCATAAAATGGATGCCAATGTGCGCCTCTTGAGGCGCTCCATCTTTTGCAAACAATGCTGAAACAGTGACCGGAGTGTCGGCCGGCTGAGACAATGGAATTTTTTGGTAAATTCCTTTCCATCGAGGAATGACCGTATCATTCTCGCTAAACATATGTAAGCCTGGCCTGGCCTTATTAGCTGCAGAATGAGTGAAATTATACGCTAATCCATTTACAGAGGCTCTGCTCCACTTATTCTCTCCAGAGAGAAATGAGGCATTTCTGATATAGTTTTTTCCGCCAACCTGGACATTATCAAAGAGAGCTGTCCACTTGTACAGTTCAGGATTTTGACTATCTGCCTCAGTGAAATCCGTTAGCGTCCCTAAATAGCGCTTATTTGAGCTATCAGTTGTACTGAAACCATCACGACCGTCAGCGGAGTTAGCCCAGGCTCGGTGAAAGTATGGAGTACGTCCATCTGCTCCAGGCTTACCTGGAATACCTTGAGGGCCGTCCTTACCGTTTAAGCCATCTGGGCCTCTCCACCTCGTCCAGCGATAGTCAGCAGGATTGACGCTGTCAGTTGAGTTAAAATCAACATAGACCCCTATATAGGCCTTGTCAGCGTTAGTCTGGCTAAATCCACTACCTGAGATAGTATCGGCGTAGGCAATGTGAGTGTACTGTGTACGGCCATCAGCTCCTTTAGTCCCAGGGATACCTTGGTCACCTTTTGGGCCTTGCAAACCTTGGAGCCCTTGTAGCCCACGCTCCCCCCTTTCGCCTTTTTCTCCTCGGTCACCTTTGGGACCAGGGTCTCCTTTCGGGCCTGCGTCCCCTTTTTGGCCTTGGAGACCATCAGACGTATTGATAAGAGTCAACTGCTCGGACGCTACCTCTTTGTTATCAATCCATGCTGATACTGTCAATACCATTTTCTGATTGATGTCGGCAGCTCTCACAATGTAACTAGAGCTTGTAGCCTTGATTACACCATCCACAACCCAACGCCAGCCGCTATTGATGACCTTGTTCCCTTTTATGAGGGTAGGGGTCACAATGGTCTGACCTTGGCCATTTTTAAAGGCTATACCGTTGTCTGTAGCTAGCTTGATAGTGTAGGGCTTGGATGCTTCGAAAAGTCGCTCAAAGGCAGCCTGAATGCCATCTGATAACTTATTTTCTAGAGCCTTGAAATTCGCAAAAGTGGTTTTGTTACTTGCCGGATTTGTAAAACTGATTTTCTGTTCGGTAACTCGTGCTTTTACTATTAAAGCTGGACTAAATCCATCATCATAAATCTGGACCGTGTCCCCGATTTCTACGTCCACAAAGCCATCTACTTCATATGTGATGGCTGGGTAGCAATGTTGCTTTAATTTCAGGTAAGCAAGACGTCGCAACTCGTTTGGTTCGTCTGTATCAAAGTCGAAGTCTCGCCTTGTCCACTGGTCCTCAGCTGTTGCTGAAGTAAAAGTTGAGGGATAGAGTTGCATGGACAACGGGGCATACAGTTGTTGCCCTCTTTGGTAAAACTCTAATTCTCCCCTCTCGTTCTTGATAGACCACTCTCCCAAGTTTTCAATGGTCAGAACCTCTTTTTCCAGCTCGGTTTCTTTCTCTTTTTTCTTAGGAGGTTTTATGATTCGTTTCTCAGTATTAGATGGCCCGCCTTTCTTACTGGTCGTCACAGTCTGTTCAATAGAGCCATCTGAACGAGTTGTGGTAGTCGTTGTAATGCGTGTTTTATCAGCCAATTTTGTGACTTTAGTGTGGACAATAGTCTTACTCTTTGTCCCATCAGATGCTGTGCGAATGATCGTTTCAGTTGTCGAACCATCCGCATTTTTGACTCTTTGACTTGAAACGTGACGCTCCCCGCTGTCTTCAACCTCGACAGTCGGCATTTTACCAGTTGGCCGGATTGTATTGAAAACACCCGTCTTATCCACTTTCCGGGTGATAGAGCTAATATTTTTACCATATTTTAAAACCACATCATTCCTGATACGACCAACTCCTTGGTGTGTATCGTCGTGTTCGTGATATATATTTACAGTAAAGTTCTTAAGCGTGCTATCTGCTTTTAATTGTGTGTCAAATTCAATCTCAGCATCGAATTGTTTCGCAAGATTAAGCAAACGAGCAAGTTTTGTTTCTTGTGTCGTCCACTCAATGATGCGTTGCTGGTCTGAAATCTCATTAATTCCAATAGTGAGATGGGCATAGTTCAATAAAGCCATCTCTTTGCAATATTCTGCAAAAGTCATTGCTCTCGTTGCTTTGTAAGGATTTACTAACTCATTGATCAATTCAAGATTGAGATTCTCACAATAGCATTTGATTGTCTGCTCATTTTCCTCCACTGACATCACATTAAAGAGGTAGGTGCGCCCATTGTGTCGGAATGACACCCAAGCACGTTCGTTCAGATGATGGTAAGCCTTCGATGAAGCCGTGTCTGATTGAATCGCTTTCTTAAAGACTGTAAACTCAAACGTCGAGGACCCTGTTGGCATGTCTCTTGACCAAGTATCGTTATAATAATTAAGCGTGTTCTGCTTACTATTATCAACAAAAGCAACCTTTTGCAAGTTTGCATCGTGAATCGTTAAAAGCATTATAGCCACCTTTCTTCAAATTCAATTGTTACAGTAGGCTTTATTTTGACCCAACTTGAGCAATAGACCTCAAGCTGACTGTTTCCAGGTGGAATAGTCAAGAAACTTGAGCCATCCACTACATCCACAATCTTCTCAAGACCGTCCACAGTGACAGTGTCATTCTCGCTGTTTAGCACGACATTTGAACCAATTGGATAACGGTTAGGCACATCTCCTATTGTTGGGACAAAATCCTTACGGTATAAGAGTTCATCAAGATACATGTGAGCTAGGATAGGCTTGTCATGATACGCTCCAAGCATGACATGGATTTTAGCTGACTTTCGGTCTTTAATTTCAGGAATGATAAAGCTGTAAACAGAACCTTGATAATAGACATGAACCCTGTCATCGTTGCGCTTTATTTCAAATTGTCCTCTTGAGGATGTGAATGGGTTTAGTTTGCTATCTGATATACCTGTAAAATTCAAGCATTTAAGAAAGTAATAGCTATTCTTGCCATCAGATCCAAATACATTAAACTCACAGTCTTGTCCTTTTGTCCGTTTGAATGTTTCAATGCCGTACAAAAACTGACCATTTGTGTCTGATACTGTAATCTTGATAAAACCATATTGATTAGCTGCATTAGATACGAATATCTGTCTACCTATGATATAGTCATCAAGAGAGCCGACAGCTCCAGAACTGTCTGTAGGTATGTCCCATGAAAGAGATGTAGCATAGTTCCCATATTTTCCAGATGTAGTTTGATCTCTGAGTCTAATGTGTTTCTTATCCCACAATGTCGTTAGCTCAGCCGTCCCTACCACGTTCTCGCTATTATCGTTAGTCACAGCCTTGTTTTTAGTGGCTCTTGCAAAACCATCTGAAATCCTATCGCCTCTAAAATCAAGCAAGACCTCAGAGCGCTTGACTATGCCTGTATCGGCTTCCTCACGGTCTCCAACCTCAAGAGCTCCGCTGGTGTTAACTAGACCGATATATCCATTCTCAGCATTATGTTTGACTTTAACGATCGGAAATGCTCTCTCTGTGCCATTATTTGTAAGATCAAACACCATCTTTCCTGCTTCGCTAGTTGCGTTTGTGTCGCTATCAAATCGCTTATAGACTGAACTATGAGCCACACCATCAGGAATGATGAACTTAATAGAGCCGTTTGAACGTCTCCCGCTTGCCTCTTGCATAGAAATATCATCGATTACCATGGCCAGATAATACTTGTCTGGTTCATCTGAAAAGGTCAACTCTTTAGGACTATCAACATTAAAAATACCCGCAAGCTTGTGCTTGAGGGTATTTCTGTCTTTGGACCAGATGGAGAAGTCCACCTTGATATATTTCGCATCAATAGTTTGTTGCTGGATATTCACGCCAATTCTTGGGGCATGATCGATAGAGATAGAGCGATTGTTCCCGATATCTCGTTGGATGTCATGGATTTCAATAAACTCTCGTAAATCTGTTTTATTAAAACGCATAGTCACTTCGCTCATTCAATCACCCCTTTCATTCTTAGTAGCATTTTCTCACGCTCTTTCTGAGTTTTAGTAACGATATCCGTAACTTTTGAGCTGTCTAGATAAGCGTTTGTGTCTTTGTTAAGGATAGCAGTAAGCAATTTTTCTAAACTTGCTCTCAGAATCCTCATCTCAGACACAACTTTATCTGTATCTTGCCCATTTTGGACGCTAGTAGTCTGAATTGTGATATTACGTTGCGCTTCTTCCATTTCACGGAGGAACTTCGCATCGCTCGGGATCCCGATACCAGAAGCGTATTTCGGAACACCCATCTCACGCATCAAACGTCTGGTCTTATCCGCTCGCAAGACCTTAGAACCTCTTGGAAGAGGAAGTAAGACATCTCGACCTTGTGGGATGAAACTCCGACCATTCGGAAGAGTAACCATTTCCTTGTAGTTGCTATTTCTTTGGTCGTTAACGATAGCAAGCCCACCAGGGTGATAGTTTGTCCCGTGAGCGTGCTTGCTCGCAAAGATATTCGTAAAGAAATTACCAGTAACGCTGTCAATCCAGCTCTTAATACCTGAAAGAACACCGGATGCATTATCTCGGGCGTTGATAGTAACAGTTTTATCTTGAATACCATTAACGCCACTTTTGACCTCGCTAACAGTGTCATTAGTGCCATTCTTGGCAAGGATATTCACTGGATCATATTGCTTGATAGCATTGATAGCACCGCTCGTCTCATTTCGTACACCGCCTGTTTGGTCAGCAGCAAACAAATTGATAGGAGCTTCTTGTTTGGGTGAATTAACACTCAAAATCGCACTTCCGACAGCTGCGCTCGTATTATCCACCGCATCCAGAGACTTAGTCTCAGCAGATGCAAAATTCCAAGCCGTAATCTTATCGATAGATAACTGGCCATTGTTCAAAACATTCGTAGGATCTGCCTTCAAATCTTTTGTAAACGGTGTGGTCGCATTCCAGGTTGTCAAAGTATCAGTAGAACGAGCAACTGCTTTTTGGATACTCTCATCATTGGCCAGCAACTCTTTCTGTTTTGGTGTGAGCGATTCATAGTTAGATAGAGCCTTTGAAGCTTCCTCTGCCTTGTTCATGACATCGGCATTTTTCATGAGGAGTTCTTTAACTTTAGCTGGCATACTGTTCCATGTTTTAAGATGGGTTTCACTATCAAAGATGGCTTGCAACCCAGCTTGGTTCTTGACAATCACTTGTTTCTCTTCGAGAGTCATGTCTTTCCATTTACCAGATTCGACAAGGGCCTCGGCTATAGTCACACGAGCGTTTGAGTTGATATCCGCAGTCTTAGCGATAAACTGCAATTGTTCCCAACCTTCCGCAGATTTGGCAGCCTCTCCGATAACTTCCTTAACATTGGATTTAACTTGGAAATTCCCATTCTTATCAATGTTACCGACCAACAATGACCAGGCATCGTTAGCCTCTTTCACTTCCTTGCTCATTTCACTAGTATAGTTAGCAAGGATACTATGCGAATTACCTACCTTTTGAGAAGCTTCAGCAGCTTTCTTCCCGATTTCTTCATAGGACAGGCCGTATTCTTCCAGAACTTTCTTAGCTTCTTCCCAGTAGTTCCAACTTTGGCCAGTTCGAGCTTTCACCTTTGCATCGAGATTTTGCATGACCTGATAATACTTACTTCCCAGAGCTTCCATGGTTTGAGTGTGGTTTGCTTCTAGAGTTTGCAGTTTCTTGTTGTAAGTCTCCTGGTCAATAGCCTTACCGTCTAGTAACTCTTTCAGCTCACTTTTTGAATTCTCGTAGAGTTTCTTCTCCTCATCAAGTGCTTGTTTCAAAACATCTTTAGTATGCTTCAATTGTGTTTCATTTAGACTTCTGACATCGCCATTTAAAGCTTGTAAAGCAGCCTTCTGCTGATCAGCTGACAAACTCATCATTGAGAGTTTTGCCTTAATCATCTCATTCTGATTGTTCAGGATGATTTCTTTCTCCTCTTGAGAGAACTTGCTCGCATCTCCGTTATGAAGTTGATAAATCTCATTGATTTGATTCATCATAGCCTCAGTGTTAGAGACGACCTGACCATTTCTTTCCTTGGCTTTGGCAATATCGTCCTCACTAAGGCCCCACTTAGCGCCCAACTCTTCCATTCGTTTGTTGGTCTTATCAGCAGCAGTAGCTATTTCTTCATAGAGCTTTTTAAAGGCTCCGGAGACCTTATCGGCATCTCCAGCATGAGTACCGAAGTTTGCGACAGCCGTACTGGTTTCATCAACCGTTTTTTGAAAACTTCGCAATTCTCCACGAGCAGTATCACTCAACTGAGAGCCGAACTCTTCAGTCTTGATACGAGCCTTGTCTTTCTCGTTTCCAAGATAAACAAGTGCGGCGGTAGTAAGACCAAGACCTCCGACTATTAAACCTAGAGGATTCGCAAGCGTCCCCATTGATGTTGTTAGAAGCCCTGTTGAAGTTGAAGCTGATGCAGTCGCATTCCCAAGCGCTACTGCTCCACCAGATGCCAATTTAAAGGCAGACGATAGATTCCCGGTTGTTCTAAAAGCTTGGAAAGTCTTGAGCATTAGAGACATTCCACCAACCGCTTTACCAGTTCCCTTAGTAAGCCAACCGAGTGCCTTTGTAAGGTTTCCGATAATTCCAAAACCTTTCCCTAAAATACTTAAAGCTGGACCAGCTCCTGCAGTTAATGCAGCCCACTTAAGAACGTTTCTTTGTTGCTCTTCAGACATGGAGCTGAACTGTTTAGCCATTTTAGCCAAGGTGTCAATCCAAGGTTTTGCAGCAGTTAGACCGTCACGTAGAGCCTTCAGAAGAGGCCCACCAAACTCAATAGCTAAGTCGGTTACCTGGTTCTTGAACATCTTCAGTTGTGATTCTGTGGTTTCATATCGCTTATTAGCTTCATTGGTCAGAGCAGTATTCTCTTTCCAGGCCTTGTTTGAACGATCAACAGCATCGCCCATTTTATCAGAGGCTAGAGCCAAGGATTTCAACATGTTACTTTGTCGAATACCCGTCATTCCAAGTTGCGCCAAAATAGCGTTCATGTTCACGCCTTTATCTTGTGCATCCTTGAGCCCTTTGATAAAGGATTGCAAGGCAACGACTGGTTTCTCTTTCCAAGCCTGTTGAAACTCCTCTGAGGTCATTCCAGCAGTTTTGGCTATAAGGTTCAAGTCATCAGCTGCGCCCTTACCTGTTAATGAAACAGCATTACCTATAGCAGTCAAAGTTTGAGTCATAGCAGTACCACCAGCCTCAGCCTCAATACCAACCGAACTCATTGCAGTAGCAAGACCAAGGATATCTGGAGCAGTTAAACCAGCTAACTTACCACCAGCCGCCAAACGGTTTGTCATCTCAACGATGTCACGCTCAGTTGTCGCAAAGTTGTTACCCAAGTCAACAACAGATGCCCCAAACCGTCCATATTCGTCCGATGTTAGACCAAGGATATTTGCAATCTTGGCAATGGCTGTCGCAGCTTCTTCAGCGCTCAAGTTAGTTGATTCTCCCATGTCAATCATGGTTCGAGAGAAGGTAAGGATATCCTCTGCTTTGATACCTAACTGACCAGCAACTTCTGCTACATTTGCGATTTCAACAGCACTAGCTGGCAATTCTTTAGCCATTTGGCGAATGCCATCAGATAGGTTCTTGTAGGATACGGTTGCGGTCTCATCTACTGTCTTCTTGACGCCTGCAAAAGCAGATTCATAGTCGACAGCTGCTTTCGTGACCATACCAACACTAGCAACCAAAGGAAGAGTCAAGCCAGTAGTCAACTTACCTCCCAAGCTCGAAACGTTATCACCAAAAGTCTTGATTTTATCGCCACTTTTGATAAGGCCGTCTCCAAATTTATTGATACGGTTCGCAAAGCTATTCTCCTTACCAACTGCAATCAGAGCTTGTTGCACGTTACGGAGTTGACCTTCCATCGCTGCCAACTTAGCATTCTCACGTTCAATCTCAGCAGCGGCCTTATCAAATTTAGCCGTACCAGGTTCGAGAGTATCAAAACTTTTCTTCATCTGGTCCAAGACTTTTCTTTGCGCTTCAATCGCTTGACCAAGTGTCTTGTACTTAGCTTGAAGCAAGTCTGTGTTTTTCCCGTTGTTTTTAAGTGAGCTATCTAGTGCCTTTACATTGCTTTGAAAATATTTAACCGCATTTTTAGCACCATTTAGAGTAGGATTGAACTTCGACACGTCCAGCCCTAGCTCGATATACATTTGACCTAACGGCGTTCCACCTGCCATTCAAATCCTCCTTTTTAAATCATTTCTAGAAAGTCAGCAAGATCCATGACTTCCTCAGTTTTAGCAGATTCAGTTTCACCAAGAACACCCATCAAGTCCTCCCAACTCGTATCCATCACATCACGAATACTCATTCCATATGGACCCTCAGTAGCTTGCTTGACAAATCCATAAAACCGTTTTAGTGCTTCACTTGGCTTTATTTTTTCTCCTTTGGGTCAACATCACCCACCAGATGAGAGTAGATGTCTGCAAATACCGCAAAAATATCTGCCATATCCGTGAATTTCAAAAGTTCTTCCACTTCCAAATCTTCAAACAGTGAGGCGATAAATTCCAATTGCTTGTCTAATTTCTCTACCTCTGACACATCAGATGATAGTGCTTCATTGAGAATCAAGTAGTCGCGATAGTCCTTGGTAGTAATTTCCTTACTGGTCTTTTGAACATCTTGACCCTTTTCATTTTTAATTAAAAATTTAACCTTAGCCATTTACTTTCCTTTCTAGAAAAAAAAGATAAAAAGAGAGCTTGCGCCCTCTTCCTACCCTGCAGCAACCATTTTAAGTTGCCCTTTGAATTTTTTGAGCTTAGCATCATCTTTACCAATGTATTTCACATAGTAAAGACCATTTGTTTCAGTGTCATCACTTGCAATAGCAGCGAAACTCAAGCTGTCATCTGGAAGTTCTTCTTGCTTATCTTTAAGCGTTTCAAGTTCTTCAGCGTCCATTGAGAATTGTCCTTTGAAGAATCCGACTTGTGCCTGAGTCCCATTTGCAGTCTGAGACTCAAGCATAACAGCGCAGTATGGAGCAACTGTATCAGCGCCAATACCAATAATTTCATCTTTGACTTGATGTCCTAGGATTTTAGCGAGTACTGTTGAAGGAATATCAACCGCAGTCAGTTCCATCTTCACATCGCCAACACCACGATTGGATACGTGGTAAGCGACATCACTACCATAGGTTTTTACTGGATCACTTGCAAGACCTGAAATTTTAGCGGTACGAGTCGCACCTTTACCAGTTTGTCCTTCAATTACAAAAAGATTTTCTCCCAGCGTCGGATTAGCATTCCCATCCAACACACGAATTGTCATACGTTTAAAACCAACCAATGCCATTTATAGCACCTCTTTCTTTAATTTAGTATTCTTCATATAGAGTGCTCTGACCTTTGTAGGTCCGAGCATCTACATAGCGTTTGATTTCTGGAATCCATTCATCCAAACCACCACTGGTTTGATAAAATCCCTGGTCTTCCATAATCTTTTCAATTTTTCTTTGGAGTTCTTTACACTCCATGTAGTTTTTAGACTCTACATTGACCTGATAGAGAAATGTCTTAGCCAGGCTCGTATTACTACCATGAGCCGTCTGCATCGGCGGACCAACTGGTCTAATGACGATACTTGTCTCATTGCTTGGTAGCGAGTCAGGGCGATTAAACGATTTGATACTGACTCTAGCTAAAGTCTCATCTCTTTTCAAAGCCTCATAGAGTTCATCAAACTTATCTTTAACCATCTAAAACCCCTCCGTCTTCAAATGACTAGCGATTCTGTATTTGTATGTTTTGGCATGAGCTTCTGAAAACCGTCTGATAACACCGAATCCTCTTGGATGTGGATTCTTACCATATCCAAACTCATTCAAGTGAACCAAACGCCAGCGAGAACCCTCACCAAAACCGATTTTCACAACAGGAACACCACTAGCAAGACCCGTCACACGTCCAGCAGTAGCACTTTCGATGGTTTCTCCGGTATCTTTATAGACCAGCAGAGCACCTTTGAACTCTTCTAGAGTCTCGTTTGCGACTGCCTTCAAGGCTCGACTAGTAGCACGTTTAACCTTGTTATTACCAAGGTGTACCTCGATGTTTCTCAAAACATCGTCAAAACCTCTCAATTCTGCTCCACTAGACATCTTGACCACCACCAATAACAACTATCAAAAAATCCCGATTGTCAAAATCAGGACGAACATCGATAATTTGCCATTTCTTGCCGCCTAGACGAATATCTCCAACTTCGACAAAATGCTCATTCTTTGGCTGGTAATCAGACAAAGGATCTCGAATTTTCAAAGTCATCTTAGCTTGCATAGACTTACCAGTTGCAATCTCGATGTCTTTGAAACTAGGGGAGTAAACTTGGCCCATCGTAAAAAAAGCCTTCTCATGAGACACATCACGACCATGAAGCCCCTCCTCAACTTTAGAAGTATAGAAAGTCAAGGGGGTTCTCAGGTCTCCGTTTTGAGCCTCAGGCTTTTTGTAGCGATAGCTAGGGCGATTAGTCTGATAGGACATCAGACATTGTTACTTCTGGTTGTTTTTCTGACCATTCAACAAAGTCAGGCAACGCTTCGTTGATTTCATCGAAGCGCTCTTTTGACTCTTTAAATTCTTGACCAACAGAACGAAAGACCCCTTCTTTGAGGTCGTAAAAGCCTTTTAAAACCTTAATCATGTTTTTCCTCCAGTTTGTAATTTTCTAGTGATAATGCCATCAAATCCCCTTGAAAGTTCCCGTAGAAAAATTCAACTTGATCATTGTAGACATATCGAGCACGTTCTAAAATAAGCTCTCTCACTCGTGGATTGGCAGAGTCATTACTACCGACCAGACTGAGGATGGCTAACTCAGAACTTTCCAACATTTTAGAGAGGTTGTTATCCTCTCCAGTATGAAAAATCCTCATCCGCTCCTTGAAAGATTTAAGGAGTGGATGAAGTTGTTCTTCTGGAGTCATGGTTCAACTCCTAGATTAGGCTTGAGGAAGTTGTAGAGTCCAGACTGCTGCAGTCTTTTCATCGTGAGCCTTACCATAAGCAAATTGCTTAGCAGTGTAGAGGTTCAAATCTTCCAAAGCATAGGTTTCTGTGTAGCGACCGAATGAAATACCGCCACCGACAAAGGCATCATAACGACCTTTGACAAATGTAGTGACTTTACCAGCAGTCTGCGCCACGGATTCAACCAAGATAAGGTTAAATGGCATCGCAGTGATATAAACTCCTTGAGCATTCAACGAAGTGTATTGTTTCTTTACATCCCAAGCATCAGCTGGGTTAACAACCATCACAAGGTTGCCTTCTACTGCAACTGGAGTTGTTCCGTCCGCTTTTACAGAGTGATGTTTGTAAACATTTGTCAATTCTTTGACTACGGTTGCTGAGTCAGCAAAAGTCAACTTAGCAGTTTGAGCTGTTTTTTCAGCATAAGTTGTCTTATTGCTTTCAACAGTCCCTGAGAGAGTACGAGAAAGACCGATAGGTTTGTTGTCTCCATCGCCGTTCAAGAAAGCAGCGTCAAGGGCAGCGGCAAAGGCTTCTGTAATTTGTGCAGAAACAAATTTTTGCAACCAAGCTGGACCAAATTTTTCGGCATCTTTTGGAATCACAACGAAAGCAGTCAACTTGTGTTGAATTGCTTCTTCATCGTTGAATTCTTGTTTAAGTTGTCCTTCGATTTCTGAATTGATTTTGCCCCAAACAGCTTGACCAGTTTGCTCTGATTTGAGGAATTTCAAACGGATACCAGCATTTTTAAGGCCGATATGCTGAAGGAGTGGACGTGCCATAACCATATCTTCAAAGATACGGTCGATTGTTTCTTGTGGGAAGAGTTTTTCAACTCCCTTAGGTGCAGCTTTATCAATATCATTGAAGAACTCACGAGCTTCAGCAGTCAGCTTAGCATCGTATGGATTCAAAGCTGAAACTTCTTCACGAGCAGCATCACGAGCTTGAGCCATCATTTCATTGGTCATGGACTCGATCATGTCATTGTATAGCTTCGCTTGTTCTTCTTGAGGTGCACCATTTGCAACGGCATCTAAAAATGCCTGACGATTCTTTTCAAATTGGTTAGATAATTGCATTGTCATTCTGTTTTTTCCTTTCTTAAAACATAAAAAGACCGAACCCTTTAGGAACAGTCTTGTCTGTATTTTCATTTTGTTTTTCTGGTAGTTTGGCTTCTAGCTTATCAGCCACCAACTCAGCGATTTTATCGATATCCGGTGTCATTGCTGACCTCATTTTCTCAATAAAATTACTTGGGATCATAGGAGTTTCACTCGCTACCAGAGTCGGAGCGACTTCATTTGTAAACATAATCTTGTCTACAAATCCATGATTCAAAGCTGATTCAGCATCAAACCAGGTAGTCTTGTTCATCAAGTCAAGCAAGTCATCTAGAGCCTTGCCAGTCTTATGGACATAAGCACTAGCAATAGATTTGTTAAACCCTTCTAGAACACCAGCCTCGTGGAGCAAAGCATTATGGTCCCCATTTACTTGCGTTGAAACATTGTGAATCATGATTTGGGCGGTCGGACTGATTTCAACCGTGTCTCCTGCCATTGCAATCACGCTCGCTGCGCTTGCTGCAATACCGACAATCTTCACGGTCACGTCACCCGGATACGAGCGTAGAGCAGTGTAGATTTCACTACCAGCATAAACATCTCCACCTCCCGAATTGATATGAACTTCAATCGGTTCACCACTTTCAGGAAGGACGACATCTTTTGGAGCGGTAGCTTCCCACTCAAGCCAGTCATAAATCCAGCGATCATCGTTAGAAATAATCGTACCCTTAATCGGAATTACTTTCATCTTCTTTCTCACCTCCTTTCTCTAACTGTTCACCAAGTTGGTAATTTTTGGTGATGAGGAATTTATCGCCACCAGGGACAGATTCTAAGCCAAGTTCAGAGCGCACCTCGTTTCGAGTCATTGCTCCAGAAGAAATAAGCTTATCAATGTTTTCAGCAAGTGCAAACTTATCTCTCTGACCTTCGCCAATAATTACAAATAGATGATTGCGCTCGTATTCCCGTCTTGATACTAAAGCGAAATTAAGGCCATCACTCATTTTCTTAACAAGTGATTGGTAGCAATAACTATTAAACATCTTTTGGCTATTTTCCATATTGGCCATGTCGCCATGAATTAAAGCTGTTGGAATCCCTAAGACGTCAGCGACCTCATCATCAAATTGCCGACGAAGTTTCTTCAACTCATCAACAGAAATATTTGAAGTTCCTGTTGTATTCGTATGCTCAGAATATTCCATTCCATCTTGAGCTGGAACAATGGCAATCGTCTTGGTGCTAAATGATTTAAAGAGACCATCAGCATATGATTGGAGTTTATCACGCATCTGCTCATTAAAACTCCCATTGTTTTTTGTTTTGAGAGTTCCTCTGATTTGATTATTCCTAGCCAAGGCCTCGACCAAACGAGTGTGCAACTTCTCGTAATCAGCAAATAAGTCAGAAATATAATCTTGCAGTCGATTATTGTTGTACTGTAAGAAAATGACTTCACTCATCCGAAAACGCTTCTCAAACGTGAAACCTCTACAAGTTACAAACTCAAACACATCATCATAAACAGCATATTTAGTCCGTGTATAAGAGTCAGCAACAAGCAACTGATCATCAGTTGTAAGAAAGATTAGGACCTCATTCTTAGTAATCAACCTGTATACGACCTTTTGCCAAAACTCTGACGCAGATTCATTCTTGTTCGGCCTTACATTCAGCAAGTAGTCCCAATCAGAAAATTTAGCTTTTCCATCCTCAAGATACTTGAATTCTGATTTTGCAAAAATCCGAGCGATAAATTCCGCAGACTTATCAACCGCTAAGCTTTTCAGTTGAAGATTGCCAAACATCCGCTCAAGATCCTCGAACTCAAAACCAACCTCTGGTACTTCACGCTTAAATAAATTCAGTAACCCCAATGCTCTTCCTCCTTTCTTTTAATTTCTGCCGACCACCCACCCAAAATTTATGCTTAGATTAAAAATCCCAACTATCAATCATGTCAAGGAATTCCCCGACATTCGACTCTTGCACTATCTCACGCTTGTAGAGAGCAGCTATCAAAGCATGAAATCCATCTGTCTTTCTTCTGACAGGTTCTTTCTTCAAGAAACGCTTATTACCATCCTTGTCCTCTTTGACGTAGGTATTATCCGTATACCAAATCATAGAGTTGTCACCCTCAAAGATAAAACGCTCATTTGCAAATCCATCTTCGATAATTGGCGCAACCTTAGATTGAATCGCCCCAGGATTCCGTAGGAACTCATATTCAAATCCAGCATCTTCTAGCAATGGCTTCAATAAGTCCATTCTGAAACCATCGGCGCATACAAGCTCAATCTGATAAAGATTTCTCCATTCTTCCAGCTTCGCAATCAAAAGTCGTGGATCAATACTAGGACCGTCCACAATCGTAAACAGGCCTCTTTCTGCCCATTCCTGGATAGGAGCTTTTAACTTGAAAGCTTTCAAGAATGCTTTGCGAGCAAATGAATGTTGCTTCCAGATAAACTCATCCCCATTCTTAAATAGCAAACCAACGCTTGCAAAGTCTCGGATGCTTGCATAGTCAAACCCAGCCACACATGACCGACCTTTCAAGTCGATACCAGGAGACCGCAAACAAGCAACTAGCTTTTCTCGAGAGGTTACATCTTTCTCAAGGTCCGCTTCAGGAAGATTCATCCGTTTTGTCATGAACTCCTGACGGCCAGACGGTTCCAGCTCAAGGTCATCATAGTCAGCCTTGGTTCTTGCAAGCAACCTCTTAGCGTAAGGAGTGCTTTCATCCAACATCGGATTTGCCTTTGGCCAGTTCTTCATGTCGTCCACTTCATCCGCATTGTCTAGCTTGCAGATGAAAGGGAATAGCCTAAAATCATCAACCTCTCCATTCAAGATTTGCATAGACTTCTCTATCAGCTTGTCGTAAAAACCCTCGCGCACATATCCATTCGTCCCATTGTAGAAAGTCCGAGCATGAGCAATCTTACCAAGACCAGATCGTTGAACCTTCACGGCCTTATCATCTTCAAACTGGTGAATCTCATCAAACTCAAGACAACCATCACGAGCTGAGTCCATGGTCTTCGGATTGTTCGTCCGAAAAGAAAAGACCGAGTTATTCGCTCGACCTGTAATAGACATTTTAGTTAGATAGAAATGGTCCTCAAGACCTCGCCTTTGGATAGTCTCATAGACCTCCTCAAACGAAACCTTGCCCTGTTTCTCAGAATTGGCAGTGATGGTCACATCATAATCTCTGATAGGGTAGATAGGACTGACAAAGAACGAAGACCTGGCAGACATGAAACCATTCTTACCGCCACCACGAGCAAGAGTGTATAGATACTCGTCAAAGTGTGGCTCCCCGTCCTCTTTCCTAAAAAGAAAAATGAACGGGATCAAGAAAAGCTGGTATTTCGCTAGAGGGAAAAAGTTCTTTTCCGTAAACCGAATGAATTTCTCAATTAGATCATTATCAAAATATAAATCATCACGAGGATAGATTTTCTCCTTGATAATTTTAAACAGCAACTTTCTTTCCTTGTTGACAACGATTTCTCCACGCTCAGCCATTTTGATATAGTCATCAACCAACGGATGAGAAATCATAACAGATCACTTCCAGACGTAGATTTCTCAACAGGAGAATTTTCAACCTCAAAATCAAACGATCGCTCAATCGCCAAAAGCTGATTACTTGTTGTATTGATTTCCTTGATGAGAGAATTCGCTTTTTGGAATCTCTGCTGACCATTGTGAACTGTGATGACCAATCCGTCTTCGTGAAGTTTGGCTTTCAGCTCATAGAGCAGTCTGACGAGATAAAGATAACGATTCACTTTTTCGTACTGGATCGCATCCTTCTTTCTAGGACTAAAATAGCCGATTTTAGAAAGTAGCTGATTTTCTAATTCTTTTATATTTTTTTCTGAGTATTCTTCCATTACCCCCCACCCCCTTTAATTTTTCGTTAAAAATTTGGACAGTTAACCCCTCCCACCGGTTCCCAAAACCTTAAAAATACTGGATTTTTTTGACCGGGGGGTGTTATCATCCCCAAAATTCGTCTGTTCTGAAATTTTTCTCAATCAATTTTTTTGATTTTCGGAATTGAAAGCGTCCATGACGTTTATTGTGACATTCTTTGCATAGAGTTCGTAGGTTATCAAGATCAAGAGCGAACTCTGGATAGAACTCTAGCTCTTTGATGTGGTCAACTTCTAGATTCTCTCTCGTGACTTTGCTTTTATCTTTGCACCAAACACATTCGTAGTGATCACGTTCAAGTGCAAGTTTGCGAAGTTCTCTCCATTCGCCGGAATTATAAAACTCTGTTCGGTCTGCTCTGGTTGAAACTTCAATCATTGTGTTTAGAATCCGTAGCTTTGTATCCGCATTCGGCTAAAAGGCTGATAGACTTTGATGCAGATTCCACCGTTGGGAGACTTTTTAGCAAAGTGTTTTGAAAATCTCGAATGCTTTCTCTGTCTAAAAATTCAAAAGATAAATAATCCTCATTGTCTTTTTCTTTGGTTGTTTTATTTGTATTTAATTTACAAAAAAACTTTTTTAAAAAACTTATCATTCTACAACAAACTCCTTTATTTTTATAGTTCTAATTCCTTGTTTTACATATTCTAATGAATTCGCTACATAAGTTTTAACTCAGATTTACCAAGCGTTTATCTCGCATGTATGAAATGAAATCATCATAACCTCAAAACAATGAATTGATATCAAAATAAAAAAATTAAAAGCCTTGAAACTTTGTCATGGCTCTGTCTTGTGAATCTTGGTTTTTGCCTATATATCGTAATGAAATACTCTGGCTTGAATGGTTCAATAGGTCCATTATCAGAGCGACATCTTTGGTTTGTTCGTACATGAATAAGCCAAATGTCTTTCTCATTGAGTGAGTAGCTATGTTTTCTAGACCAACCTCTTCAGCAGCTCTCTTTATGATTTTGTAAGCTGTGTTTGGTTTTATGTGCTGATGCTTTCCGTTTCGACTTGGGAAGAGGAAGTCTTCATCTTTCTTATCTTTGATGTACTGCCTCATAGCATTCTTGAATTTCTTCGGCATCTTTCGCTTAGTCGGCTTGTCTGTCTTTTCATCGACAATCTGGACATGCCAGCCTTTAACGTGCTTTACTTTCAGTTTAACGATATCACCAATACGGAATCCCAGATTAACACCAGAAAGAAAGAGCATGAGGTTGCGTTGTCTATCTGACTCTTTGACTGCGCTATGAAACGTCAGCCATTCAATCATAAGCTGAACATCATCTCTATTTCTGATTGGTTCAACAACTACCACATATCCTCACCTCCTTTTAGTGCACAAAAAAAAGCAGAGGTTTCCTCTCTGCTATTTTTCATGATACTAATTTACCACATTGTTTTTGTCAATTCTATATGTTTTTTTGACAACTTTACATAAAGAGCAAATTTGAAAGTGTGTCTAGAATAACTTCACGCCTTCTGTAAATTTGCTTGCTATGCCTATACAAGTAACCTGTATCTCCGTTTTCCATGATGTGCCAAACTTGAATCCAGTCATAGCCAGTATGTTCTCCCCAACGAAGATAGAAGATTTTCTTGTCATCTGGTTCTAGATTATCTAGCAATTGAGAAATGGCTTTTTGGAGATTTTCTAATCTTAAAATCATAGGATCGCTTGCGTAAGCAATCGCTAAGTTCTCTGACCTGTTGACAAATGTTCCACTTCCGCTTGATCCAGTATCATCAATGCCAGGAACAGTAAGATGTTTAACCTCGTACAATCGTTCCAGCTCATGCCTTCGTTGACCGATAAGTTTGTCAATCTTTAAATATTTATCATCGAGTTCAAACTCGAGATAATCTCTTCGTGCCTTTGTTAAGTTCTTTTTGACCAAACCTTACCCACCTTCCTAAAGATTTACTTTGTTAAATTCTTCTAGACAAATGCTCGACCAAATGAAACGATTGATTTCTAAAAGCTTATCGCTCCCCATTTTTTCAATTCTTTGATAAAGCCTGATTTTAAATAATGCTTGCTTTTGTTTCGAAATCCTGGTTCCTTTTACTGGCAATGTTGCTATAAATGATAATGTTTCGCCATAAGCGCGAATTACACATTTTGCTAATATCTCACTATTATCCCCTTCACTAATTACAATTGATACATTAATTGTTTCGTATTTTATAACCTCAATCAGACCAAATTTATCTTGTTTGCTGTTTGTGTTTTGAAAACCTGAATATGGGTATTTTTTAGGTTTCATTTTCTATTCCTTTCAAATGATTTCTCCATCAAATACTAGAGTGATTGTCCCTGTACCATCTCTATGCTTAGAGGTCAGCGCACGACAATCTGAACCAAACTCAACACCTTCAATCGTGATGCTTTGTTTTATCTTGTCAACGTTGATGATTGTTCCATTTGATGTTTTAATTCTCATGTTCTATCTCCTCGTTGAATTTCCAGGCTTCATACATTATCAAATCCAATTCATTTTCATGAATATTTCCTATAACTTGACATTTCTCCCAAAGAATTTTTTCGAAAGGTGAGTATGTTGCAGGTGAGATATTAAGATAAGATAAATAGAATCCAACCTCTGTGACCTCTGTATCAGCGTCTTCAAAATAAGTATATTCCCCAAAAGATACAATGCTTGCATGAGCATTTGTAATTAGGATATCTCCTTCGAATATCTCATTTCCTGCTTTATCTTTAATACCTGTTGATAGCATTAGATATTCATCATCAATCGACCATCCTTTTAAATTGTTGCAGGTAAGCTTTTTGCTATCATTCGCATAGACATTGCCATTCCAGATAATCAATTCGTCATTAGCAAACATCTTTTGTCCGTGCTTATCCCACGCTCTAAATTTCGGAATCATCTTGCACCTCCATCTCCTCCAAAAGCTCAGGATTTTCGTAGATGTTCCCAATGACTTTGTAATACGGTAGAAATTCCTTGGTGATGTCAATCCGATATGTACGACTTAGACCATCACCGTACCAGCGACCTTTGTCTTTGTCGTATTTGACAATAAAGGTATATTCTGTCTGTATCTGATGATGTAAGATATCGCCTTCAAAAACTTCTGTACCTTCCTTGTCGACTAGTCCTGTTGATTGCATGAGGTGAATGTCATTGTTCACAATCCATTCACCAGCAACAGAATCCTCATCAATAATCCAGATATTGCCATCACCAACCATCACTTCGTCTGGTTGATACATACGACTTAATGAGCCACTATCATAAGCTCTGAATTTTGGTGTCATCTCAAATTCTCCTTAAATAAACAAACTAGCTAGCCAAATAAAAAATGCACATGTAATAATTTTTGAAATACCACTTTTTATAGAATATAAAAAGTCCTCTTCAGATACTTTTTTGCTAGGTGACACAGGAGAAATGAAAGATAGTAGCATATCCATCCCAAAAGCTTGCCAAACTGTAATTCTACCAACTGGAACGATCGTTGTGATAATCTCATTCCATCCATACTGAACTACAAATGGCGATACAACGATTACAAATACAAACCCTAAAATAATTCCTAATTTTTTCATCCCAAATCCTCCTCTTTCACGAAACTTCCGTCAATCCAGCGACCTTTACGGTCTTTGATTTCTTGATAAGCAAGTTCAAAACATTCATCAAAATCATATCCAAGGGCATTACTGATTGATTTCAGATAACCGATCGAGCGTACTAGATTATGTCTGCACAATACCTTACTAGCAAATCCTTGTGATAGTTGAAACTCACTAATATTTGCATTAAGTGAGATGAAGCTTTCCATTGCATCTTTTCTCTTGATATTATCAGATTCTTTGAAAATCTGATTCACATCTTCCTTGATGAGCAAGGCTAAACCGACAATCACGACTGCACAATCTCCGATACTGTCCTTGGTCAGCTTCTCATTCTTCTTGAGATAGCCAGCGCATAACTCACCAAACTCTTCACTTAATTTAAGCGACTGCTTATCTAGTCGCCCACCGTTTTCAATGTCACGGTCAATAAACCATTGTTTCACTTTGTCTAGTGTGTTCATAATTTATCCTCCAAAATTATTGAACGGAACTTCCCATTCATAATTATCATACTTACGTACGATATCTTTTAAAATTTTACCTTTTGAGATTTCAATTTCTTGTGTAAATTGCATGCCTTGTTCAAACGTGAATATCTTAATGTCAACATTGAATTTCTCAGATATTTTTGTGTAATCGTCTGGGATAGCTCTCCACGCCTGCTCAAAATTATCAAGTTCGATGATAAGAAAATCATCGTCAAGATGAATTTCAAAACTATCATTGTCAATAAAAGCACGTTTTGTACCATTGATATAAAAATAAGAGTCTGTTGTAGTAAAAGTGATTATCTCACCATTTGTATCTTCTTCGATCGTGATGTCTCCAACAGCTCCAAGCATATATTTCAAAGCTGATTTAATGTTTTCTGCGTATCCTCTTAATTTAATTGTTCCTTCTGCGAAATTTGCCATATTTACCTCCTTAATCTATATTTCTCTCAAATACTCATTAAAGACATCTTCATCAAGTATTCCGTTTTCAATTAAATTTTCAACTGCAATTTCAATTTTAATCAAACGATTTAATTCTTTGTTAGGCAATGTAGCCATAATAACTTCTTCCATCACTGCACCTCATTTCTCAATTCAAAACCAATTCCATACAAGAGCAAATCATTTTGAAAGTCAACGAATGCTTCAATCATCTCAGCTTCTTGAAAGTCGTATTCCTCGACTATGCAAATATAGTCTCCGCTTTCTATTTTCGCTAAGATTTCCAAATCATAACTCATCACTCCACCTCTCCAATATCATCTTTTTTGATATCAACAACCTCTTCAAGATATTCCTTTGAACACCAATCGTATTCAACGCATTGTCTAATAAATCTTTTTTTATAAAAACAATGCTCTATGTATGCGATTGGAAATAGCAAAGCAATGAAAGGTGAACAAATGATTAAAAATAAATAAATAGCACTTCCACAAACTTTTGAGTCTGCAATATATTCATAAAAATCTGCTAAATCTTTTATTTTTTTAAAATGCCTGATAAAAATAATATAGTTTTTTCTTGTCATTCTGTTAACTCCTCAAAGCGCCCATCTATTTTTGGGCTTATTTCTTTTGAAAATAGGATTTTTCTTTTCTTTTTTCTTCTGCTTGTGATATTCGCTATCTTTGTTAAAAATAATATCTTCATCTTCAATCAGTTCAGGAATGAAGTATCTAGATGGGTATTGTTCAGAGCGTTCCATCACTCAACCTCTTGAATTTCCATACCAGGACAATCAAACACCCAACTCATGTCATTTTCTTCTAGATCGGTTTTAGTATGATATTCTGAATAGAATACTTCATCATAGCTAGAGAAAATATAATCCTCATCTTTAGTGTGATAGTACAACTTTTGTCCACTTGATTTCAGAGTTACAATATATCTCCTCTCTTTCTCGACATCATAGCCTAGAATCCATGCAAGACAGAATTTTTCGATATTGCCTTCGTAAAACCACTCAGGGACTCTCTTATCGTAATGATCTTCAATCACTCTCATCGCCCCATAAACATGAAAATTGTTTGCCTTTTTAAACTCTATATAATCCGCAACAAACTGCGGGATTGTGACTTTCTCACGTTCAATTGATTTATAAATGAATCTCTCGTCTATGCTCACGATTTCTCCACTAGCAACTTGAATTTTCTTTTCCCTAGCCCCCGTTGTGTCTACTAGAAAACCAACTTCATATCCCTCTATAAACACTTTTTCTTTATTCATCTTCCAAGTCCTCCATTTCTACTCCCAATTCAACAAGTTCTTGTTTTAGCATCTCGATTCGATTCTGGAGGGTTTCTGTGATTAGACCAGACAATATCTCATCTGCTTTGATTTCTTTTTTTAAAAATCCATAAGCCGTTTTAAGAATATAACTAGTCTCTTTCTTTGTAATAAGAAGCTCATCCCAGCACTTGTGTTTAACCTCTAAGAAATATTTGTACTCTTTAATCAAATGAATGATATATCTAGCTTTGTTTAAGTCTTCAAGCTTCATCTTCACTAACTCCAACTTATTTTCTAAAAATCCAGCTCTTGTCCCTCATGGCTCAAAGACACAAGAGCTAGCAAATTCTTTATACGTCATTCGTCCAAGTCTGACGCATATTCTAGCTCGCTTTTAACGTGGTTCGCGGCACGTTGATTTTGTTGCTAAGTAATAGCAATCAGCTGCTCCGTAGTCAATCCTGATGTTCTCACCACTCATGCTTTTCCGAAATCGTGGATGACTGATTGCTGAATAACTAGCCTGATGTTTCTTTAGTTCATTGATTGCGCTATGTATGTGGTCGAAACTCCCAATGAGTATCTTGCGGTGACCGTTGTAAATGAAATAGAGTTCAATCATCTTTACTAAACTCCTTGTAAATTTTTTTGAATATTTCTGACACCAATTTTTCAGGTATATTAGATCTCTCGTTGTATGATTTTGAGAAGTTTTTCCACTCGATATCCTGCTTGATAATTTTATTTTTAAGATTAAGTTCAATATTGCTTCCAAAAATCGTCCGTTTTTGTAAAGGATAATCATAATTATTGTATCTAGCTAGGTTTTTGTATGGAATTCTGAATCCAATAATATCCTCAATGTATGGCCACAGTCTATCAGCTGCTGGATTCTCAATAACCCAAAATTGTGGTCTATATCTTTTTATGATTTCTATTGTGTTGAAAGCTGTTAGCTCCCCATTGATCCTTTTTAAAAATTGTCTGTCGTACTGATAATTTATATAGGCTGACTCGTAATCCTGATTTGACCTGATCGTGAATGGTGAAGGTCTTACTTGTGGAGCGAACAAGCTATCAGACACATCATTGCGTTTCCAACACGCATTCCCATTTTCCATGGCAGAGGCATTTGACCAGGACTCGCATGGTGGACTAGCAATAATCAAGTCAGGTTTTGGTAATTTGTCTAACTCACCAAAGAGCGTATTGTCACCAAATAAACGTTTGTAATCAGCAAGGTCCAGATTCATGAAATGATTGTTCTTGTTTTCTATATCCATTCCGATTGAATAGATTTCAATATTCGCCCCCACCGAACTATTCAGAGAGTTAGCGCCATTGAAGTAAGAACCATTTCCACTATCAAAAAGCGCCCAAACTGTCATTTTTTTAATGATCAATACCTCCTAAAATAACTTCAACTGCTTCTCATAAGCATCAAGCCTCTGTTTAGCAAGGTTGAAGATGTCTCCGTCTAACTCACAGCCTACATACTCAAAACCTAATTCTTGACAAGCGATCAAACTACTTGCTGAGCCGACATGAGTATCAAGAATCTTATCTCCGTCTTTTGCATAGTTTTGTAGCAACCAAAGATAAAGATTAATTGGTTTTTGAGTCGGATGGATTCTAACCTCATTCAATGCCTTATTTCCTTGCTGAATATGGCCTTCAGATATTGACTTGCCTTGCATCATACCATTCCACATATAGCGAAACAGCCGTGTACTATCATGTAAGCTGCAGTATGCTATCTCACAATCTGAAAAACTTGAATGACCATTAACTTTGTCCCAAACGATACGCCCAGAAACAAAAGAATAGTCGAAGTAGTTCACACCCCAAATAATTTGATTTTTAGATACCCTGAAAAGTTCATCAAAATAATCTCTATTTGGAATTTGCCACTCTGAGGTTTTGCCATACAGTCTATTGACACCAATTGGACTAACTTTTCGACCATAGTATTCTCTTTTTTCTGGACCAGAAAAATAAGGTGGATCAACAATAGCTAGGTCGAAGTAATCATCAGGATATTGTTTCATGATGTCCATACAATCGTTGTTAAAAAACTCTCTCATCAATACCTCCTATCCTTCATCCCAGCTGGATACACAAAGCACTTTCCAGTTGCTCCCTCAAAGATACGACTTGATAAAGCACCATTCCCAAAATCGTCCGAGTAAAGCTCCTTAATTTCTTCACTAGATAGATTAGTGTTGATAATCGTATTCGTCCGATTATCCAGGATCTTGAACAATATCTGATGCGCCCACTCGTTCCGCTTCGTGTCAGCCTTACGACTCTCTTTCCCAAGGTCATCCAAGAAAAGAAAATCAACCTCAGACAATAGCTTGACCATCTTAGCTTCTGAATAGCCATTGTCAAACTCAAAGCTTTCACGAATCTTATCAAACAAAGCCACAACAGACACAAAGAGCACGCTTTTAGGTTCATCATAAGACTTAAACTGCTCATTGAGAAACCGAGCCAATCCATAGGTTAGATGGCTCTTCCCAACACCAGACGGACCAGTGATGATAGCATTCCCAACCGTACCTTTGGCATACTCACGTTCCAATCGCTTCACGAAATTCATAGCCTTTTCATCAATATCAACCTGAATCTCATAGTCATGTAGTGACTTGCTGGCCAGCTTAGTTGAAACGATACTATCGCGAGCAAAGACCTCATAAGTGTCCGATAGCTTGCTTTTAACCTCGGATTCCATATTCAACTGCTTTTCAAAGAGCCGAATGTTCTCTTTCTCGCACTCGGGACATTGATTGATTTCCTCAACCTTGCCCTTGACAGGGATTTTAACAGACCAAAGATGGCATCCATGGATTTCACAGATATCATCAAGAACTGTTCTGGTTCTGAATTGTTTAAACTGTTTCATCTAAAACCCTAGCCTTTCGTCAACCGTACTGGTTAAAATTGTAGAACGTTTTGGCATAGGCTGGTTCAGATAATTGTCCATCTTATTGCCGAAGAGCGTTTGTGGTTGAAGATACTGCTCATACTCTGTACCTTTCCACTTAGCGACCATGATGTCCACAACCTTTTTAAAATCTTCAAGGACATAACCCTCTTTTAGCCTTGCCTTGATAAATTTTTGATGACTAGCAGTATCAATCTTAAAATTTTTCTTAGCTTTCAAATTGAGATAAGAAATAACTTCTTTACAAATCAACAATTTATTATTGTTATTCTCAGTCTTAGTATTCTCAGTCTTGATTGTGTGTACTTTTTGCACTTCCGAAAGTGTATTTTCTACACTTCCAAGGTGTACTTTTTGCACTTCCTGAAATGTACTTTCTACACTTCCGTTAAGAGCATCAAGATAAATACGGTTTGGTAAGTTCATCCCTTGTCTGACTTCCGTCATTAGACCAGCATCTTTCAATTCCTTTTTGATTTTGATAATCGTCTTGTTGCTATTACAATTTAAGTCAATCATCAACTGTTCATTTGTGTAATATTGGAAGACGTTCCCTTCTTTATCATGCCAGCCATTTTTTAAAGATAGTTCTAACCTATCAAAAAGAAGCATATAGAGCATTTTAGCGTTATTGCTCAATGTCTTATATTTCTCATCATAGATGAATGGCTTCGGAAATTTGAAAAACGATAAGAAACCAGTGACTTCACTTTTTTTAATCATGGTTATACCTCCTCCACACTTGAAAATTTTGTGTATTCCTTATGAAAATACAACTTCACTGTCCCTAGACTCCCATGTCTATTCTTTTCTAAGATCAGCTCTGTCACATTATTCGCTTCTTGACTGTCAGCTTGCTCTTTCTGGTAGTAGGCATCACGATACAAGAAGGCTACAATATCAGCATCTTGCTCGATAGAGCCAGACTCTCGCAAGTCTGCCAGCATCGGGCGCTTATCTTGTCTCTGCTCAACTGCCCGACTTAACTGTGACAGGGCAATGACAGGTGCTTTCAAGTCCTTAGCTAGTATCTTCAATTCCCTAGAAATCTCAGAGACTACCTGCTGACGATTCTCACCTTTTGACCCCGTGATCAACTGCAAGTAGTCAATGATAATGACTCCAAGGCCTCCCATTTCCTGGGCAAGTTTACGAGCCTTTGACCGTATCTCAGAGATACGAATACCAGCCGTATCATCAACAAAAATAGGTGCGTCATAGAGATTCCCTTGTGCATGCACTAGCCTACTCCACTCCTCGACACTAAGATTCCCAGTTTTTAGATGATACCCTTCTACCATGCCCTCAGATGCTAACATTCGTTCAATCAAGCTCTCCGCCCCCATCTCAAGCGAGAAAATAGCAACAGGCTTTTTCTCTTTTACAGCGATATATTGAGCGATATTTAGAGCTAGCGCTGTCTTCCCCATCGCTGGACGAGCAGCAAGGATGATAAGATTGTCCTCGTGAAGACCGGTCGTAATCTTGTCCAGTCCAACGAACCCAGTCGATAGACCTGTCACAACTCCATCTGTCTGCGATCTGGCCTCGACCATCTGCATGTGTGTATCAAGGATATCAGCCACATTACGAAATCCAGTACCCGTATTCTGATTGCTGATGTCAAGCATAGACTTTTCAGTCTTTGAGATGATGTCACTGATTGATACATCTCCTTGATATGCGCTAGAAAGAGACTCTGACAAGTCAGCGATTACCTTTCGGAGCGTAGCTTTTTCTTTTACGAGCTTAGCGTAGTGCTCTACGTTTTTGGAAGTTGGTGTGGAGTTCACTAACTCGACAACATAGTTCATGCCCCCTATTTTTGAAATATCCCCCTGATTAGTAAGAGCAGACACCATAGTCGTAGCATCAATTGGCTCCCCTTTTTTAAAGAGAGACAACATGGTCTTAAATACAATCTTGTTAGCTGGTTTATAAAAATCATCAGGGAGCAATTCATCTGCCAGCGAAATGATTGTGTCAGGTGCGATAAATACCGCTCCAAGAACAGATTGTTCAGCTACTAGATCATGAGGTGGTATTCTAAAATCATCACTCATGCGCTATTCCCCCAATATTTTTCTAGATCAACATTCATCACTGCAGCAAGGTTCTTTTGCTCGGTCAAGATTTGTCTGCGATAAGGCGCAAGCCCAGCTTGTCGCTCCTCCTCACTTCGTGGCAAGTAGTATCCGTTTGGCTTCATCTTCTTAGCTACGATAGGATGCCTAAAATTCACACGCAAGCTTTCGATAATCTCTTCCAGCTTACGCTTCGACAGTCCGGTTTCTAAGCGAATTTCACTTGCTTGAATGGGCAAATCGAAAGTAGCGCAATTCATGATCATGTTTAACACACGTATTTCCATCACGCTCATATCACGACTAACAGTCATGTCTTTGCCCTCCATTTTCTAGGATTCTGACGAAAATCCATAGTCATTTCCTTGTAGAGTAATCGTCCATTTTCTTCTAAGAGGTTCTCATTTTGTTTTCGTAAAAGATCGTTGTTACTTGCTTCTTCCTGGTAGTCCTGAGCGAGTCTGTCATAGTCTTCGATGCATGATCTAAAAACTTGTGGTACATCCTCAATCGATGAAGCGAGGCCTATAGGAGGTTGTGTGTCATATGTGAATCTCCTATCGCTATTTTTCAAGTTTCTTCGTACAACTTCTCTAAAATTCTCAGCCTCTTCGATGATAATCGCTGTTTTTTCTTCAGTCTTTTCTTCATCTTTGGATGTAAGTAGCAGCAGGATGAAGACCACGATAAAGATAGTTAATAAGCCAAGCAATTGGCTTGATAAAGTTGGTTCTGTCATTTTGTTCTCCTTACGCTCTTAATTTTCGTACTTCTTTTTCTAATTCCAAAATTTCATAAACATCATTGACATCGTACATAATATCTTTCCCTTGCTTACGAAATCTTAATCCTTTTCGTTCTAACTTCTTAATATAGCCGTGAGTAAAGCCGAACTTCTTCATCAAGGCTTGTTGATTGATTGGCATACGATCATTCTCTAGCTGCTCCTTGACCTGCTTTTCAGCAAAAGCCAATAATTGATTCGTGAACAATTCAGCACTTTCGCCGTCCAATCGTAATTGTAACGTTATACCTTCCATTTTTTACATCCTCTCAACTATGCGGGCAAGCATCTTTGTGATATAATAGTTTAAATTGTTTAAGTAAGTACCTGATTTCCGTCAGGTGCTTTTTTGCGTTGTTCATAGTGCTCATTTTCTATTGCGGTTAAACCGCAATGTCGTGTAAAAAAATAATGTCATCAATAGACACATCAAAAGTAGTAGCGATTTGATAAGCCTGCGTCACGGTAGGCTCTGTTTTACCTCGTTCCCAATTTCCCCAAGTATCAGCAGAGACATCAAGGGCCTTAGCTGCGTCCACTTGTCGCCAGTTCTTTAGCGTTCGCAATGTTTTAAGAGTCATTTTTGGCATGTTGCTGTCCTTTCTATCGTTTTTTTATAATTGACTGACTCAACTATGATTATATTATAATGCGGTTAAACCGCAATGTCAAGTATTTTTTGCGTTTTTTTCGTATTTTTTTATTTTTTTCTTTACTTTTTTGCGTTTTTGCCGTAATATATACTATATGAAGGAGTGATAAAAATGAGCAATAATAAAAGTAAAGAAATTTTTTCTGCGAACTTAGAAAATTTGATGAGTAGCAGAGGGATTGATAGAAATAAGCTCTGTTCTGATCTCGGATTGAAGTACACTACTGTAAGAGATTGGTTAAAAGGCATAACTTATCCTCGGATAGGAAAAATCGAATTACTTGCAGACTATTTTGGAGTTAATAAATCAGACTTAATAGAGGATAAAGCCCAGGAAGTACAAGAGCTAAAAATTCCCACATCCCCGTTGGTTCATAAAATTACTGAAAAGGTTGTCAAGTTATCAACTCCGAGAAAACAAAAGGTTCTTAACTACGCTAACGAACAATTGAAAGAGCAAAATAATAAAGTAATCACAATTGAGGAAAAGCTTTTTGAATACCGTGTTTTTGAAAAATTGGCGGCTGGTAATGGTTACTCTTATTTTAACGACGGAAACTATGATACTGTTTTTTATAATAAAGATTTAGATCATGATTTTGCCTCTTGGGTTTTTGGTGACTCTATGGAACCTAAATTCCAAAACGGAGAGGTTGTCCTCATAAAAGAGACTGGTTTTGATTATGACGGAGCGGTCTATGCCATTGATTGGGACGGTCAAACGTATATTAAAAAGGTTTATTGTGAACCTGATGGATTGCGTTTAGTCTCCCTTAATCCAAAATATAAGGATAGATTTGCACCTTACGATGAGGATCCTCGTATTATTGGAAAAATTGTTGGTAATTTCATGCCAATTGAAAATTAAAGTCAAGGTGATCACATGTTATATTTCTCTACTAATCTTACTGAAGAGGAAATCAAAGTACTCATAGACGAACGCAGAAAAACAATTAATAAACTGGAAAACCAAAGATCTTTAATAGCCTTTTTGGTTTTACTGACTTTAATTTCTGTTTTTCTGCTTGGTATCGTTGGAAATATACTACTAACAATTTTCTCTTTTATTATTGGTAGTTTAGTTCTTCTCTTTTTGATTGGTGTTTTTCCTAGGCAATCTAATACTGATCATCTAGAGGATGAAATTGAAGAACTGAATAAACTATTATCTATTCGAGTAGAAAATAGATTAAAACAAGAAGAAATTGATAAGAGAACTATTTATGATGTTATTCTGAAAGTGAAAGGAATATCTTATCGCCAAGAAGCTTTCTCAGATTTATGTCAAGAGCTTATAAGAGAATCAGATGATATCCCTTATTTAGGATACACTTCAAAAGAAATTAAAGAGGAATTAATTTTTGAAGGAAGATTTTATAAATACTTGCCTTTTGAAATTCCAGATGTAGAGTTTATCCCTGAATCTGATAATGAATTTGACCCTAATGCAGTTAAAATTTTGGTTCGAGGTTATCACTTAGGCTATGTCACCAAGTCAAAAAATAGAAAAGTATTAAGATTAACAACAGATTCAAATAATGAAGTTGTGAAAATTGCTAAAATTTATGGTGGTGATTACAAAGATATTGATCCAGAAAGTGATAAACTTCGTACTGTCAAGGATTCATTCAAGATACAAATTAACTTGAAAGTCTTAAAAAAATAAAAAATCCCCACACTCTCCGACGGCCATCTTTGAGTGTGAGGTTTCAACCTTCCATGTGACAAGCAATGGAAAGAATGATAAAAAAATACAACTATAGTTTATCATAAGTTCTACACCTTTTCAACTATGCGGGCAAGCAATCGAAAAGAAAGGACTTTTTATGATAAAAAAATACATTACCAAAAAAGGAGAGACTAGATATCTCTTTCAAACATACCTGGGCATAGACCCTGCAACTGGAAAAGAAAAACGTACAACACGCCGTGGTTTTAAAACTATTAAAGAAGCTAAGGCTGCCGAACGTGATCTTCTCTTAGATATTGAAGAGAATGGTTTTTCAAACAATGATGATTTTCAGAATCCTACTTTCGCTGAAGTCGCTGAGTTATGGCTTGATAGCTTTAAAAGTACTGTAAAACCAACAACATATCAGAACGTTAAGAAAAAACTTAATGTTATGATTGACTCATATTTTACAGATATGAAGATTAAGCAGATCAGTGTCGCTTATTGTCAGAAGATTGCTATAAAGTTAAGTAATCGCTATGTCCTCTATGCCAATTACTACTCTGTTATTAGCCGTATTTTCAAGTATGCCGCTTCTCTTGACATCATTAAGTCAAATCCCTTAGACAAGATTATCAAGCCTAAAAATAAACCCTTAAAGGGCAAAGAAAACTACTATACAAAGCAGGAACTAACGGAGTTCCTTAAAGTTTACAAAGCAAATTGTAAGCCAGTCGACTACACTTTTTTCCACTTGCTCGCTTTTTCTGGATTGAGAACTGGAGAGGCTATCGGCCTCATGTGGTCAGATGTTGACTTTGAAAATAAACGGTTAAGCATTTCTCGCACGGCTGTCGTGATTGGAAAAAAACAAACTATTCAGGACCCTAAAACCAAAAGGAGTAAGAGAGTTATCACCTTGGATGATGAAACCCTGAATGTACTGAAGCTCTGGAAACGTCAGCAGATAAAAGAATATTTCCAGGCTGGTGTGCCTTACAAACATGATTCGAATTATATCTTTACGAATAATGGTGGGGGATGGCTTTTAGCTGCAACTATGAAAGTGAAACTTAGCAGATTCTTTTGTAAACACAAATATCTTAAAAAAATTTCGCCTCACGGTTTTAGGCATACACACGCTTCTCTCCTTTTTGAAGCTGGTGTTACAGCAAAAATCATTTCAGATAGACTCGGTCACAATAATGTTCAAATCACCCTTGATATGTATACCCACATCAATGATAATCAACGTGTTGAAGTCGTTGACCAGCTCATGGATTTCATCCGCTCTAGCTAAAAGTAAAGTCGTATTCAATCTCGTATTCACTTTTACTTAACACGCTAGAAGTCCACTTGTTTCAAAGGATTAGCAAGCT